GAACGAAAAAGACGATGCAGTCACTTTGGCGGTTGATGCCAAACGTGAGGTGACAATTGACCCTCGTGTGACTGGACTCGCACCTATCGATGAGATGGCTCTAGTTCCTCTCGCAATGCGTGAGTCTTACGTTAATCAGTTCAGTTGGCAGGTCACCGATCCCACAGATACGCACCTAGCGTCCCTTCGCATTTCTCCAGTGAATGGGATAAAGGAGCCAATCAGTGATCACTACTATGTTACTCCAGCAGCACATGTGGCTCTTCCGTTTTCGTATTGGAAGGGTTCAACAATTGTTCGAGTTCAGGTGGTGTGTTCGGCTTATCACCGCGGTCGTCTCCGCGTTGTGTGGGATCCAGATCATTGTAACGATGCGTGTGCAGAAATGTACAATACGAATTATTCGATGCTCTTAGACATTACAGAATCACAAGATATCACATTCAAAATTGGATGGGGACAAAATACCGACTATTTGGAAGTACCAGAACTTGACCAAATTCCGTCCTCATATTCGTTTACCAATTTTATCGCGAACGCTCGTGGATGCAACGGAACACTTGCATTTTACGTTGTGAACGGCCTTACTACTCCTGGAACATCTGATGCTCCAGTGAACGTGAATCTCTTTGTGAGTATGGACGACGACTTTGAGGTAGCAGTACCGAACGAACTGCACCTTAAGACAATCAAAACGGAAGCGATTGGACCGATCATTCCACCTGTTGGACCCGAACCTCCAGTAGATGGATTAGTCGTCACTAAGTCACTTAAACCATTCGAATTGGGTTGGTATAACCCTGGTAATGATGACAGTCCTCAACATGATGTCTTCAACAATAAGCCTTTCTCGGCCTGGCTGAAAAATACTCACACTTACAAGCTCCCAGTCTATGGTGGTGGAACCTCTGGGGTCTTTAACGCTGACATAAGCCTTTACTTCTCTAATTATCAAGCTATCGCTAAGGACATTACCGTAAGCATTGGAGGAGTTTCAGTTGACGATTCTCTCGCCCCTAACATTGGAGCAAATGTGAAGATGACAATACCTGATGTCCCATTGGTTGAGGGATATCAATTGCTCGATGTCGTCGTTAC